AACACGCAGATCACCTTCGCCGCTCCCGGCATCTATATGCTGATATACAGCTTAGCATTTAAAAACACGACGAACGACACCCAAGAAGTAAACGTCTGGTTCCGGTACAACAACGGCACCACCACGACGGATGTAGCCAACTCGAACAGTAAGTTTACGATACCACCACGCAAATCCTCGGGTGACCCTGCTTACCTTATCGCGGTTACACCTTTCAGTGGATACGCAGAGGCAGCGGATGTTTGGGTTGAAGTTATGTGGGCCACAACCAGCACAAGCGTGGTTATGGAACATCTGCCAGCGGTGGCTTACTCAGCAGGTGTAACTCCTGCACATCCGGGTACACCTTCGGCTATTGTCGAGGCGTTCTTTGTGTCGAAGGCAGTTTGACATGTGTAAGGGCTTTAGTTTCAGACAAATTAACGCTATAGGCGTAGGTACAAGGTAGGATATCGCAATGGACATGCAGGCTGCTCCGCCAACATACGCAGAAATGAACACTGGGCGACCCCCAGTTGGTAACCCTCCCATGCTTGGGCAGCAGATTCCGGGCATGTCTGGCGGTCTACCTTCGCAGGGCGGTCTCTCGGTTCTTGCTAACCCGATGGCGGAGCAACTCCAGAGTTTTGGTCGTGGCGACGACTCCATGCTTGTCCACATGACACCGGGCGAGGTTAATAGCCTCCAAGGTCTGGCTATGGCCACAGGTGGCTCTCTCACCATTAACCCCCACACTGGCCTCCCAGAAGCTGGCTGGCTCGGTAAACTCCTCCCAACTATTCTTGGCGCAGCCCTAGCGGCTACTGGCGTTGGTGCTCCTCTTGCTGCTGGTATCGTAGGCGCAGGTCAGTTCGCACGCACTGGTAGCTTGAAGAAAGGCTTGATGGCTGGCCTCGGTGCCTTCGGTGGTGCGGGTATGGCTGGTATGGCTGGTATTGGCGGTAAGCTTTCTTCCAACGCATTTGGTGTGCTCGGCGATAAGGCCGGAATGTTCGGCGCTAACATGGGTCTTGGTGCAGCGGTCCCACAGGGTGTAGCTAGCGGTATAGCCAACACTGCCCCTACTGTATCATCGGTAGCTACCCCAGCCGCTTCAACCGCACCTGTTAAAATAGAGGGGGCGATGCAAGCAATGAGGGCAGCACCCGTGCAGATGGCAACTCAGGTGGTAGACCCAACGCTAGCCATCAACGCTCTCGGGCCAATTAACCCCGGCGCTGCGACCGCTTTACAAGGTGGTGGCGCTCAATTCACAGGCGGTTTAGGTTCGCGCTTCGCTCAAGCTACACGCGCTGGTCTCCCTGCTGGTACTCCCGGTATCATCTCTAAAGCTGCGCCTATGCTGGCAGCTTCTGGTGTGATGCAAGGTGTCAGTGGTGCAATGGCTCCATCTGGGTACCAAACCGCATCGGGTATGGTGGATAATTCCTATCAGGGACCATACACGGCGCAGCGGCGTAATATAGTGTACACAGGGACCACAGCGGATATTCTTGCTGGTGACGGCGGCGAACAAAAATACTTCGACGTCGATATGCCCGAAGTTTACAACATGCAGGGGCAGATCGTGCAGCCGGGATCGTCCACTGCGCGGGGTACGCCAATCCTCCAAAACTATTTGCTACCCACCAACAAGAAGACGCGTAAGGGTTCCCCGATGTATGGCCAGCGTTTTGTGCCGTATATGACCGGCCCTGAGGAAGAAGGTTTTGCTGATGGTGGTGAAATCGAACTGGCTGACGGGGCCTTTGTGCTTGATGCGCGCACGGTATCTGAAATCGGTAATGGCAGCAGCAACGCTGGTCTCGAAGCCCTTCGCCGTATTGGCGGTAGGCCAATCAAAGGTCCCGGTGACGGAGTCAGCGATAGCATCCCTGCCCGTATTGGCCGCGACCAACCTGCGCGTGTTGCGCGTGACGAAGCCATTATCCCTGCGGATGTTGTAAAGCGGATCGGTAAGGGTAACCAGAAGCGCGGCGCTGACAAACTGTATGCGCTCATGGATAAGGCTCACAAAGCCCGGAAGAAAGCCAAGCGCGGTCAAGATACCAAGGTACGTCGGGGTCTCGCATAATGGAAGTAAGTCTGGTCCCTCCTGAGTTGGTCGAAGGGCTTTGGCCTCGCATCTTTCCATACCTGAGCAGTGCTTCGGAATATACTTTCGGACGTTATGAACCAGAGGACATCATTGAGTTTGTACTTAACGGGCAAGCACATTTATGGATTGTCCTCGACGAAGATGATATTAAGGGTGTGACGATCACCCGCTTCTGGCAGTACCCGCGCAAGAATTGCCTTGATTTGGTCTTTCTTGCTGGCGATGATGGGTTTAGCTGGAAGGACGAAATGCTGTCCACGTTGCAAAACTGGGCACGTGATAGCGGATGTGATGTTATCGAAGCATCGGGCAGGCTTGGGCTTGCACGTGCTTTTAAAGATGACGGATATCGTGTATTGTGGCAAGTGTTTGAATTACCCGTAGCTGAAACGGGCTTTGGAGGTCAGAATGGCTAAGGGCGGCGGTAGCAATCAACCAGTCAAACAAGAGGTAACCCAGTCTAATCTTCCCGAATACGCACGTCCGTATTTCGAAGGGTTGATGCAGCGGGCGGGTACTGAACTGACGAGGCCATACCAGCGGTATGTGTCTAAGGACCCCGTTACTGGTAAAGAAGTCCCTATCGGGCGTATCGCTGGGTTCACACCCGAACAGCAGCAGTTACAACAGAATATTCTCAACCAGCAGACCCCGGGCGAGTTTGGGCAAGCTGCGGGTCTTGCGGGTCTTGCGGGTCAGCGGTCAATGGGCTTTGCTGATTATGCTCCGGGCCAGTTTAACGCAGACCAAGTCCGCGCTGGGCCGCTCAACTATTTCCAGATGCAGGGTCCGGACAGCTTCACGCAGTCAGGTATGACCCAGCAATATATGTCGCCGTACATGCAGGCAGCGTTGGAACCACAACGTCGTGAAGCGTTGCGCGCTGCACAACAGGGACAACTTGTTCAAGGTCTTGGCTCTGCCCGTCAGGGTGCCTATGGTGGTAGCCGCCAGCTACTCGCTGGTATGGAGCGTGAGCGTAACCTCGGCCAGAACCTTGCTGATATCCAAGCACGTGGTATGCAGACTGCGTTCGAGCAGGCGCAAGGCCAATTCAACACAGAACAGCAGGCGCGGCAAGCAGCCGCCCGTACCAATCTTGAAGCAGCCCTCGGCGTTCAGAGCCTTGGCTCAGAGCAGGGGATGCGCGCTTCATTGGCTAACCAGCAGCAGAACCTCGAAGCGCAGCGCATGCGGGAGCAGTCACGCCAGTTTGGTTCGACACAGGGTCTTGCGGCTCTTGCTCAGGCTGGCCAGATGGGCCAGACGCTTTCGAATATCGGTAGCGCACGTTCACAGGCCGATCAGGCCCGCTTTGGGTTGCAGACTTCGACGGCAGCACAGCGTCAGGCGCTCGACCAGCAGAAACTGGATATGGCCTATCAGGACTTCCTACGCGCACGAGATTTCCCGATGGAGCAGTTGCAGCAGTACAGCAGTTTGCTGCGTGGGGTTCCAATCACGCCGTCCTCGACGACATCTACCTACGCTCAACAACCGGGTCTTGGGCAGCAGCTTCTTGGCACGGGGCTTGGCGCGGCCAGCATCTATAAGACTTTTGGGGGGGCATAATCATGGAAACCAAACCCTATAACCTCCAATCCCCAGAGCAGATTGCTAAGGATTACGGTGGCAATAAGCAGAAGATTGCCGAAGCCATGCAGATGGGTATTCTTGACCCTACGGCTGGCACGATGGCGGGTATGTTTATTGACCGTATGCGGTCGGCTGCGCAAGTAGAAGCTGTCCCCCAGCAGACCGTCGCTCAACAAGTTATGGCACCACAACCCCAGATGCCTATGGGTGCTCCGCAAGGCGCTCCTCCCGCTCCCCCGCAAGGTGCAGGAGCAATGCCCCCTGCTGGTCTTGGTGCTACACCAGAAGCCGCAGCCATGCCACCTATGGGTGCTATGCCTCCAATGGGTGCACCTCCACAGGGTGAAATGCCAATGATGGCTATGGGCGGTATGGTTCCTCCTTACGCTTCGGGCGGTGGTCTTTCTGATATGCCGCTTCCTGATGGTATGTTCGACGAGCCTAGCAACGGTGGCTTTGGCGACGGCTATGCTGGCGGTGGTATCGTCGCATTTAGGGAAGCTGGCCCTGTTAAAGCTAAGGGTATCGCGGCCCTTCTTGCAAACCCCGTCGAGGAGGAAGAGGAAGAAACGGTATATAGCTCCCCCGAGGAGATTATAGCAGAACAGTCCGGAGACATCGTAGCTTCCGGCGAGAAAACACCTCAAGTGAACCCTCTGGCGATGCAGGGTAGGGCTTTTGCATCACAACCCGACCTCCTTACACGGTTTAAGCAGAACGTACTTGGAAGTAGCGATCTAGCCGACGAATTGTCGCCACGTGCGACCAAGAGGGCAAAACAGCTTGAAGCACTCCTTGAGGAGGAAATGAGTCCCGAAGCACTAAAATCTCGGCGTAAGGAAGATATGTGGATGGCCCTTGGTCAGATCGGCGCAAAGATGGCGACGACACCGGGTTCTCTACTTCAAGCTGCCGGTGCGGGTATTGGTGAAGCTCTGCCGGGTATCGCGGCTGCGGCCAAGGAACGTCGTGGTGCGAAGCGCGCCCTAACCAAGGAACTGCTCTCCGAAGAACGGCTGAGCAATAAGGAACTTGCGGACCGCTTCAACACATCCCTCGACATGGTAGTTAAGGGTATCATTCCGCTTGAGGAAGCGTTCCAAGACCGGAACTTCCGTGATCGGTGGGAGACCTTGGGTCGTGACAGCCAAGAGCGTATTGCTAAACTCAATGCGGCTGCGGGTATTACACAGCAACGGATTTCTACGTCAGGGGCACTTACTGTGGCTGGTAGGCAGCTTGAGGGACAACGTATCGGTGCTGCCAACGCGATGGGGGATTACGTTGACAAACTCCTAACGGTAGATGGTGATTACCAAGGGCTGCTAGCTACCAACCCAGCCGCAGCTTCTATATACCGTTCGACCCTGATTAAGGCGAACCTCGACAGGCAATTTGGTCCCGGTGCCGTAGACTTTAATGAGCTAGATAAGTAAGGAAAACATTGTGCCTGATATACGGATGCCCGACGGTACAGTTATCAAAAATGTGCCAGAGGGCATAACTCAGGCACAGCTTCTCAAAAAGCTGAAGGTTAACGGGTACGACACTACGAAACTTTTAACTCCTGCTGGCGCTACCAGCACGTCTGAAGCTGCCGACGTCGTGCCGACGAGTGGTGTGACTCCTGCGGCTGCTCCCGCAGCGACTGCGTCTGTTGCTGCGCCTATGCCAGAGAAAAGCAAAAGGCTTGCGGAAATAGACGCAGCAATTAGCGAGCTAGGGGAGCAGGCTGGTAGCGCCCGTGTTAAACCCCATTTAGGAATAAGCGGAAGCGCCGATTACCAACTTCGTGCGCTTAAGATGCAGCGTGATTTGCTGGCGAAAGATATTAAAGAAGGCCCGAATACTGGGTTCCTCGGTGACTTAGGCTCACAGTTTAGTGCAGGGGTAGCTGGTTTTGATGTTGGTTTAGGGTACTTGACGGGCCAAGATAAGCTCGAACAGGCAGGACGTCAGAGTCAACGTATAGCCCAAGAAGAGCTATCTCCCTTGGGGCAAGAAGTATCCCAGAAAGGGGTTCTCGGTAGCGATATGACTATGGGAGAGCGTGCGTATGCAGCGTCTCTCGGTGTTTCGCGCTCTGTCCCTGACCTTCTTGGTGGCGCGGTTGCTGCCGCTGCTATTGGCGCTGCTGCCCCTGAAGTTGCCGCTGCGGCCCTTGGCGCACGGGTTCTTGGTTTAGCCGCTAAATCTCCACGGATTGCTAAACTGTTTGGTATCACTGCGGGTGCCGGTGGACGAGAAGCAGCACTTACTGCGGGGCGCACGGTTATTGGTACTGTTGCGGGTTCTGGTATTGAGGGTGTACAGGGTGGTCTCTACGCTGGGTCGGATACCAAGGCCGCAGTTCTTGAACAGATCGAGGCTGATCCAGAAGCATTTGCAAATAGCGACATCGGCAAGAAACTCCTTGCTGTGTACAAGGGAGATATGGAGGCTGCTAAGAGTGCGGCTGCGGAGCAGATTGGCCGCGAGAACGCACTGGCTACGGGTATCGCTACGAGTTTGCTGTCTATCCCGGGTTCTGTGTTTGAAGCACGCCTCCTACTCGGTGCGGCCAGTGGAAAAATCGGTAAAGAACTACTTATTGGTACAGGGGCAGAAGCGCTCCAAGAAGCGCCGCAGTCAGGTGCCCAGCAGGCTCTCTCCAACCTAGCATTACAACGCGCCGGGTCTGACGTCGGTACCTTGGAAGGTGTCGCTAAAGCCGCTGGTGAAGGTGCCATCGTTGGTGGTCTGATGGGTGGCGCTCTCGGCGGTGTAGGCGCAGTTACTAAGAAGCTTGCAGGAAGTGCGGAAGCCGAGACCGGGACGGATTTGGCTAATTCCCCTCAAGTCGAGCAGGAATTTTACCGCTTGGTTACCGTTGAGACGCAGGCACTACGTGACCAGAACCCTGACCTAACCCAACGTCAAGCCTATAACCAAGTCGTTAAGGACGCGGGTAAGCTGTACGACACAGCAATCCTTAACACTATGCTTGGTGCAGAAGGAGATATAGATGTCGCTGATGCTGATACCGGAGTGGATGACTTCGGAGGAACTGTCGCAGGCGCTGCTACTGATATCGGAACCACGCCGCCCCCACCCGGTGTTACAGACGTTGGAGAGACTGTCGGAGGAGGACTGGAGCGGTCTGTTTCTAGCATACCAGTTTCTGATGTTGGCGAAGGAGCGGGAGTCAGTCCACTAGACGAAGCTAAGCAAATCCTCGCCGATAAGAAAGTCAAGCTGACCGAACGCGTTGACGTAGCTAGGCAGCTACTGAACGACACGATACTCAACAACAAGCTTGTCAACGATGTTGACCAAAAACAGTACGATGCGGCTAAGAACCAGCTTGCGAATGGTAAACATAACGGTGACCCTATAACTGCGCTGGAAGCGGTTACAGGCAAGAAGTTTGCTGCTCCCCTCGACATCAGCACGACTGTCGCAGCACCGACTATTGAGACTGCGCCTTCCATCGACGAAGTGGCCGTGGCCCCCGTTAAGGCTGCGATTAAATCGGTCGCTACCACTACTCCTGACGCTAGCCCTATTCCATCTTTGGCCCAAGCAAGTGCACAGCAGTTGGGTATTACACCTACGGCTGCACCAGAAGCAGATGTGCAAGCTACGCCTGATGTAGCTGTACAGGAAGATGTACAGGAAGATGTACAGGAAGATGTACAAGAAGCACCGGTCTTTAACCTTGCGGACTATACCCCACAGGAAGTCTACGACAACCTAACACGTTTTGGGTACAGTGAAGCCGAGCGCCGTGGTTATGTGTTTAACACCGCCGAGAACGGTATGTTTGGTGAAGGTGTGCGGGAAGCAAAGAACCCCGATATTAAACCTCTAACTGACGAACAAGTCCTTTCCCTTGAGCGGGGTAGCCCCGAAGTCCTCGCTGCTTACAAAGAGGGCCAACAATGGGGGAAAGAACAGGTTGCAGCCACACAAGCTGCGCCTGAAGTAGCTGTACAGGAAGACGTTGCACCTGCGCTAGTAACCGAAGAGATCGCACCTGAGGTAGTTGCTGCACCCGTTGAGGGAATAGCGCCAGAAGCCGACCCTTACACTGGCGTGCTTGCGGATATTGATACCGCGCTAGCCGATGAGGCGATTGACGCAAGGACACATAAGCTGCTCACCTCGGCAGTAGAACGTCGCCTACCACTGGAAAAAATTGAGGCTCAACTTGGCGCAGCCCGCACGCGAAGTGCCGAGCAAGCTATGGGTTCTGCCAATAATGTGCGTGCAACTCCAAGCGAAGCGCTCCAAAGCATTATATACCGGATGCAGGACGCATGGAGGGTGCTTACGGGTAAACCTATACTGGCCAACGCTAGGTTAACAGATTTACTACGCGACCCAGACATTCTCAGCAAAATGAACCCCGCACAGCGTGGACTTGCCGCTGCTTTGGCGGATGTCATAGATGACGATGTTGACGTCTATATCGGCAATCTTAACTTTAGCCCCCAAGAAGTTTTTACCTTAGGGGTTGCCACTGTTTATGACGACGCAGCCCCCGATGTTCGTTTGCGTGGAGTGTCAACCGCAGCAAACATTGTAACCCTCCTGCATGAGGCAGTTCACGTTGCTTTGATAGCTAAGTTTGGCTCGGACTTTGGGCGTTTAACAGACATTGGCCCTGATGCTGACCCAGAAATGGTCGCATTACGCAATGAAGTCTCTAAGTTGATTGATGCGTACAACACCATGTTTGAGGTGGAGAGTTCGGCGGACCTACTACTCAAGGCATCCCCGTACGGCATGAAAAACCTAGATGAGTTCATCGCTGAAGGTCTGAGCCAACCTAGCTTCCAAAAATTCTTAGAGAAGGGTAATTTGTGGACGCGTTTCGTAGAGTTAGTGCGGAAACTACTTAAGCTACAGCCTAAGTTCCAGCCCCAACTGGATAACGTACTAAAAGCTGGCGCTAAACTAATTGCTGCGTCCAAGAACATCGACCGTATGGAGTATGTATCGGGCACTTTTGAGCAGAGGAAAAAGCCTAAGAAGCCCGAGGTAGTTTCCAACGGTAAGGTGGTGGTCCTGACCGAGGCCCAGAAACGCACTGCGATAGCTAAGGCCAAGGCGCAGCGGGAAAAGATGAACCGTATCCAAAGGCGAATTGCATCTACCAACGACACCGCTGACCTTCTGAGCGATGGGATTGACCTCGTCAAACTGGCGCGTGGTGACAAGGAAAACTTGGCGCTCCTTCGCGGTGCTATCGACACCGTTGATGTCGGTAGGTGGCAACTGATACTGCCGGTCCTCTCAACCGAGGACATCTTCCGTATTTTGAAGGGGCGCATCCCGGGCCTCATAGAGTCTGACCGTATCACCCGGCAAGATATCCCACGGTTCCAGAGCAAGGAGTATGGCCTTCTTGCAGAAGAGTTGGAGCAGATATCTGAGTTCCTAAAGAAGTATCCGAAGGCCGCGCAGGCTCTATCGGACCTTGAGTTTGCCACCGTAGCGTATCAAGTTGACCCAACAAAGGCATCTACGCCTGAGGAGTACGCGGACAAGTTCGACAACAAAACCAAAGAGTTTCGTAAAGAACTAGCGGAAGAAAAGGATGCGGCAAAGCGAGATAGCCTCTACAAGAAAATCAATATCCGTTCCAAAGAAATTGAGAGCGTCTACGTAGGTGTCCCCGGTGACGAACGTGTCCTCGGCTGGCGTGACCTTGGCCGCCCAGAGTTTGGCGGTAATAAGGGTAAGGAAATATTTAAGCTTATCCGTGACGCCCATCGCCGTGATCTGGAAACCAAGTATAATGCGCTTCGCTCGCGCCTTATGGAGACCAAAGAAGATGAGGACCTCGACGAGGCACTGGATAAACTCGAAGCGCAGTTCAAACCGGCACGGGAGCAGGTCATATATTTCCCAGCTATGCGCTTTGGTTCCTACTACGCACGTGTAGGCACGGGGGCTAATAGCGTCTTCAAGATGTTTGAGACGCGGACCAAGCGTAACCAGTTCGTACGGTTGATGAAAGCCCGTGGTGAAGAAGTCACCGATACCGGTAATGTCGAAGACCTGCGGAACAACTTTGAGCAGGTATCAGGAGGGCCATTAAAAGAAGTCCTCGATCTGTTCGGTGACAACCCTAAGGATATTGGCGCATTGAAGAGCCAAGTGTTTGACCTATGGCTTCAGACTATGTCGGCTGGCGATATGCGTAAGCATATGGCTCCACGTAAGATGCGTGCTGGTTACAGCACTGACATCCTGAAAAACTTCGCCAACTTCCGGCGCTCATCCATTAATGATATAAAACGTTCAAAGTTCGGTGAGCAGCTACGGATAGAGATTTCCCGAGCCAAGGATATGGTCAAGGATATGCCTGATCGCGAGAAGATGGAAGTCTTTATTAGGGAAATCGAACTCCGCACGTTGAACAGCCTGACGCCACAAGCTCTCGGAAACAGTACCATAAACAAGATGATTGAGCTTGGTAACAAGGCGGCGTTCTATCAGTATCTAGCTAACCCGAAAACCGCTGTCATCCAGCTTACGCAGCTTCACATCGTGGCGCTCCCGATACTGGCTCAGAAGTACGGTCATGTTAATGCTACCGCTGCGTTAGCCAAGTATGGCTTTTCTGCTTTGGGTGGTTTTGCTGCCAGCCCGCTTAAGGTTATACCACGTCCGGGGAACAACTGGTCGTTCAACTGGGAACAGCCAAACTTACTGGATAACCCGGTAACCGGGATGAAGAAAGAGAGTGACCCAGAACTCTACGAAGTGTTGTCCGAAGGGTGGAACGAAGGTCTCGACCTCAACATATTCATGGATACCTTCGCCAACGAAATCGGTGGTTTTGGTAACGTTGATCCTCAACAAAGCAGTGCTATTCAGGAGCTTATGAGGGGTCGTGTTCACACGGCTACTTGGCGTGGCGGGGTTTTTGTCCTCGACGCGATGGGGTCACTCATGCACCAGATGGAGCGCGTGAACCGCGAGGCTACCTATATGGCTGCGCTGGAACTGGCATACCGAGAGAATAAGGAGAAGGGCCAGACCCACGCCGAGGCAAAGAAGAACGCCATCGAAGCTGCTGCGGATACCACGTTAGCAGCTACGTTCGACTTCTCATCGTATAACAAGCCGCGTATCCTGACGTCGCCGGTAGGGCGCGTTGCGGGTCAGTTCTACAGCTTTCCCTATATGATGTCGTCGCTGCTGATACGGAATATGTACACAGCGATATACGCCGGGAAACTTGAACCCGGAGAGCGCGTAGCCGCTATTGAGATAGCCACTGGCACGTTACTCAATATGTTTGCGTACGCAGGGATTAAGGGTATCCCGGTATATGGTCTCGGCGTGGGTATTGCTAGTATGCTGCTTTGGCTCGCTTCGCAGTTCGATGATGACGAAGAAGAAGGTGGCCTGAGCTACATCGACAAGGACGGCAACATCAAAGCTACCTATAATGTTGACTGGTGGCTACGGAATGTTTGGATACCCAAGTTCTTCGGTAAGGATGGGACGGCTCAAAACCTATTCGGGTACGACGACGATACCGCTGCTACAGTGGCTCTATCCGTGGAGAAGGGTCCGATTTCAGCTATTACCGATGTTGACGTTGCCAACTCAGTGGCGTTGGACTTTATGTTCTTCGTACCGGAGGAGCCACGTGCAAAAACTCCCGAGGGTGCAGCGGGAGAGTTCTTGGTCAACTTCCTCGGCGGTGCGACTGTTAGTACGGGTATAGATTACTACAAAGCCATAGATGACCTAATGAATGGTTACACCAACCGCGCTCTGGAAAAAACGCCGAAGGTCTTTTCAAACGTGGCCAAAGCCAACCGCTTTGCTGAAGAAGGCCAGTTGAATTACGACCGCGAACTAGTTGGAATGCCTAAAGAGTTTTGGACTAGCGACAAAGTTGCGCTCCAGATGTTCGGGCTTGCCTCGACTGAAGCCAGCCAGCGGCAGGAACAGAACTACGAAGGCAGGAAGATTACGCAGAAGGTCAAGGCCGCTCGTGACGAGACACTGGCTAAGTTCCGCAAGCTTGCGCTCGATAAAAACCAGTTTGGGTTTACCCCTGAAGTGGCGAAGGCTCACAAAGAGTTCATGAAAGAGTGGGGTGAGTACAACAGGACATTCCCAACCGACGTCATCAGCATCGACACGCTATATGAGGTGGAGAACAACGCCATTAATGCCACGCTGCGGAGCAAGGCTACCCGTGGCGTACCGCTCGACGCGAAAGATAAGACCCCATATATGCGGGATATCCTCAAGCGCCGTGTGGAGGGAGAACAATAAAAAACCCCCGGCTGAGTGAGGCAGCCGAGGGTTCGGGAGTGATGCGTTTAGCAACTGGAAGGAGCAAACTTCCGGCCTCTTAATATCACATCCGCCAGACACGTAAACCCCTAATATTTTCTTCAATCACCACCTTTGTCAATACCTTGACCCTGAGGCGTTCGGTGACCACCATTAGTTGTGCTTTGGCGCGGTCTGAATCGAGGCACGGGAAGAAGACGGAGGTCCCCTTTTTGAACCTCCGCCAGTTAATTTCGTAGGTTACACCCTCAATCAGCATTTACCGTTTCAGTACCCGCGTACTGCGTGGTGTCTACGAACTCGTCGTCAATCTTGAACCACAAGCAGTGGATCGGTTCCCCGCTGATTGCCGTCCCTTTGGATAGGCGGATGGGTTTCTTCTCGATGATGCGCCCCTCGGTTTCCAGCTTCTTGACGGTCTCGGTGTAGTTGATCTGGAACTTGACGCAGTAATCCTTGAACGACTTGGCGATGATGAACATGCGCTTGGTGTCCGGCTCGATGCGTACCAGCAACTCACCCCTCGGTTCGCGCTGCGGTGCTGCTTGCATATTGGTGCGACGGTCAACTTCCCCGTTGACCACGAGAATATTCTGGATGTTGCGGTAGAGATAGTCCGCCACCGTTTGACGCACGTCATCCACTGGGGTCACGCCATTGCGCCGCAGGTCGTCAATCAGTCCGCACGCATACAGGTAGATGCGGTCCATATCCCAGTCCATAATCCCACACTCGGTAGCGACAAGGCCACCTGCGATATTGGCTGCTGTCGTCGCAGACCAGAAGCGTTCCTTTGGCTCAAGCCCAAGCTCACGGTCAATCTTCTCTTGCAAGTTGTCGCACCTACGCTGGACGCGCTCCATGTTCTCAAGCACGTACCGCGTGAAATGCACTCCGGCATGGCCGTAGTTATGGAATAGGTCACGGTCGAACATCTGCTTGGCCCCAGCCGTGTTGAGCGCCTCCACCTTGTTGATGGGGTACTCGATCAGGCGCATAAGTTCGCCTTCTGGGTTGTTCTTGATGACCGACAGCTTCTCCGCAAACGACGCGTTGGACGTAGCCACTGTGATGCTCTGCCATGTGGTATTGTTCTCGCGAAGCTCGTTGGTGCCAGCCTGCATACGCTCCTTACCTTTCCCGTTCGACAAAGCGTAGAGGAAGTCGGAATATTCTATCGGAGTCATATTGGTCAATTCGTCCATCGTCGGTGGTATATTGTTAAGGATACCGACCCACTGCAAACGCCCATTGAGCGTGTCGTTCTGTTTCAAGCGCAGTTCTTTGGGGTGACCGTAGACGCTGTTCACCATATTAAGGATCGTGGATTTACCCGTACCGGAGCGCGGATTAAACAGGTTGATGACTGCCCCCGTCTGGTTCAGGAAGCGCAGCAGCGGAGAGCCAAAGGCACTGAGCGCGGCAAAGGCGTGGGGTTCAAGACCCGGTGTATTATAAAGCGCCCAGATTTCCTTCCAGCGTTCGAACGAGCCAACTGGCCCCATGAACTTGGCAAGCGGTCTCGTGGTCTTAGATGGTGGCGAGTACGCAATCCCATCGACACTGATCTCTTGGCTGCCGATGATGAACTTGCTGCTGTTGTCGGCCCAGCCGAATTGCTGACGCATGATTTGCTCCTTATATTTAATTTGGAGGTCCTTGAGCATAAGTGCCGTGAACTCCAACAGATGTGCTTGCTTCTTACCAGTGCTGATGACGCCTTTAGAACTAAGCACTTTGCGTAGTTCCGTTGGGTCGAGCACATGCTTGAGCGGGGAAATAAATTCCTTTGTGTTGTTGTGGGGAAGGTGCAACCGAAACAGCACGACGTTCCCGTCAATACTATCATCCATGATCTTGACCGGATAAAGGTCGTATTCATAGACCTGTACCGGCATAGCCTCATCGTCTTCGGCCTTCTTGCTTGGCTCCCACCAGATACCGCCTCCGTCACCCCTGTAATAGGGTTTGGGGTATTTCGGCACGGTGAAGGCTTCTACTTCGCCTTCCTCTGTCTCCACCTCGATTATGTCGGTCGTGGCTTCCTTGATCTGCCTACCTAAGTCCTTTGGCCCCATGATCTTGCCAAAGTGCGGACAGCCTTCGCATAGTTCCGGATTGACGCTCTTGAACTTGGCACAGCTAGTCGCCTTCCGGATGGTAGCTACCTTGCTCTCGACCGTTTCTGGGTCATAGTCTGGGTGCCCATCCGACATCATGTGGACTGCCTTGTCAGCATCCTCACACATTGCAGCCACGGACAGCGCATAGAACCACTCGTAATAGCTAATGGTGGTCCGGTTCTTATAGGCGTGCAGAAGCTGGTTACAGCCGTCCCCCTTGGCTGTGCGCTGCATAATACGTTTGAAGCTGTAGCCAATGCCATTATACATCGCGAGTTCGCGAGGGCTGGGTTCATAGTTGTCGTCGAAGATAGACCGCTTAGGCTTATCCACCACGCCGAGTATGCGCCGGAAATCATCCAGCGTTGTTGGCTTGCCAACTGCTACTATACTTACAGGCCGTGGCGTCTCCTCCTTGAAGTTATAAGTGCCGGGGATGCGCAATATGCGCGCTACCTCAAACACCTTGTCGTCCACGTAGAAGTTCTGGGTGCGGCATATATCCTTGAAGCGCTCAGCCACAGGCTCCCATTCGGCCCGTGTGATCTCTTCTTCCAGCGGCCAGTAAACGTGCAGCCCACCGCCTGAGTTGACCAGCGTGGGCTTTGGTAACCCGACGACAGAACAAAACTCTTTAAGTGCCTGCAAACCAGCAGCCTGATTGATATACCCATCTGGCCTACCCGTCTCCGGATTGACCTGTGCTTTGGCTTCCCCGCAGTCAATGTCCAGCCAGAAAGCTTTAAGTGCCCTGACATTTTCCTTGGTGCGGTTATCCCCTGTTGCGTACTTGGCTACCCCGAAGAAGACATTGCGGCCCTCTGCGACATATTGCTCTGCCAGTTCATCAACTTCCCTTCGTGTGGAAACTAGCTCCTGTCGGACGTCACGTGGCCCCTTAATACCAAGCACAGCAAACCATCCAGTGGCTGGCTGTACAATGTCTAGGAGGTCTACGTTCTCCATCGAAATCTTCTCCGTTGCGAGCAGCGCTCGCTAATAATTTATAGTTATACCGAGGATTAGGTGTTGGTTTGGGTAAGTTCTTCGATCATCCGGCGCACAGATGTAGCGTAATACACCTGCGGCTCGGACCTACCACTAAACCAGCTATACACCGTCTGACGAGTAACCCCAAGGTCACGAGCCACTTGCGACACCGAGATGTCGTGCTTGATACACAAGCGTCCAAGCTGGACTCCCACAAGATTACCGTCAGCGCTGTTAATCGCCTCGGCTACACGGATGGTGTAACCTTGCATCATTTAATCCTCATCATCTTCGAGCCAGTCGCCAAGGACTTCGTTCAGTTCAGCCTTGGGGGCAGCAGGAGTTTCTTTCTTAGCGGCGCGCTTGACGGGGGCTTCTTCCTCATCAGCATCGTCATCGTCACCAAACGGATTAACCGACGCAGTGGCCGGTGCAATAGCAGCCACAGGTTCCGGAGCAGCAATAGCCTTGGCTCCATCTACTGCCGCAGCCGTCAGCTTAAGATAACGATCTGTAGCAGGGTCCTTCTGCGCAACGTCCACAGCAGCAGCTTGCGGCTGCGTTAAGTAGCTCGCTGCCTTAAACCACAGCTTGGCAGTGTCGGTTTCGAGGTCATAGATGAGGCTGGTTACAACCGTGTCAGGGGCTGCGTTGTTGGCTAATAGGAATTTCTTATAGCCTTCGAAGCCATAACGGTTACCCTCGTTGTTGCTAAACAAAGACCCGCCGGGAACCGTAATCTGGTAAACGTCACCGGATAGATCACCAGCAACGAGGACAGCCAGACGACGCTCATAGCGACAAGCCTTACCTTGACCGTTCTGGCCCGAACCCTTCACATTCTTGGGGCACTCCATGCAGGACTTAGCTTGCGGAGCTTTGGCCGAGCTTTCCGGAGTAACACCGTCGTTCGACCAGCAATCCGGTAGAGTTGCCTTGGCGTTTTTGTCGTAGGCACCGGCATAGAACTTGCGGCTTGGGTCAGTCAGCCAGTCAACGATGATGACGTCAAGCTGCTTATCGACAGCCTTACCAATCTCTTCGCCGTTGACGACTTTCTTGAAGACGCGGGCGTTGCTGATCTTGATGCGGCGCGACGTGATGCCGCTACCACCCATACGATCTAGACGGCCCGACTCACGCCGGACAAAGCCACCCTCAGTGGGCTGGTCAAAAATAGTAATCTCGTTCACTTGGTTTCTCCTTCTTTAATTGCGTGCTGGATACGTACCGTACCCCAGAAAATACCTTCGATGAATATCTGCCGAGGAGACTTATCATCGTTATTTATCGGTGTCAGGTCGGGTTGGGAGGTGATGTCCTTAGCCAAAACTAGGAGGAAATTCTTCTCCTCGTCGGATAGCTCTTCCCATGGGCGCTGCCAACAAGCTGGCATACCTTCATCAGACCACCTTTGGGTAGCTTCGTGTGCTACCCGCGTAATCGTCTCTATAATATCCATAGTTTGCTCCTTACTTATCGGTTGGTTTACGGACATGGACTACGTACTTGTTATCGACCTGTAGGCCGACTGGAAGGACGCCCGGATTATCCTCCATGAACTGCTTGATGTTACCATTGTGCAGGCGCTTCTCAAGCAGAAACGGCACGTTATGCTCTTCGATAAATTTATACATCTGCTCCCAGTCGGTCGTCCAGTAGCGGGACTGGATGCGCCTTGATAGGGTGCCAGCAGGCGTGCGGATGCTGTCAACATTCTGGTCGTTGCAGAAATCCAGAAGCTCTCTGGATATAAGCTCCAGCTTCTCCTTAAGGTCTGCGACCTTAGCTTCGAACACTTCTTCCTCTTCTGCGATGGCCGCACGGATTTTGCGGTACGCAGCGACAAGCTTCTCTACGGGTAGTTTATCAGTCATGGTTTGCTCCTTCGTTATTTCCCGTGCTTACGGGCATGACTATACAGTGTCAAGTTCTTGTTTGTATAAGTCGATAATTTTCTGGTGATTGTCGATGTTGCCCCGCAACATGCCGTACAACCGCTCTTCCACTGGGCTGCCCTTGATATGCACCACGGTCATGGCGTTCTTTTGCCCTGCGCGGTCGATACGGGCATTTGCCTGTAGGTAAGTTTCCACGCTCGTTGTGGGTGCGTACCAGATGATGGTGTCGGCTGCCGTCAGGGTCAGACCATGGCTTGCTGCCTTTGGTTGGATGAGCAGGACACGCGGGTTCGGTTCCCTCTGGAACTTATCGACGATATCGCTGCGCTTGTTGACTGGCACCTTACCGTTGATGACATCGCACGTGATGCCTTCCTTCTCCAGACGGGCGCGTAGAA